TATCGGTGAAACTGCTCCACTCACTGGTGAGTTTCAAGTTACAGCAACTATGCCAGTAGAAGCGCGCGCTAATTCAGTAGAAGGCGCCGCTCCTGAATATGATAAATTGATGCAGTCGGCATTGGGAACAAAACACGTAATCTCATCTGCAACTACAACTAAAACGGGTAACACTGCATCCATCCTTCAGATTCAAGATGCTGATATTGGCAAGTTCAATATCGGTGATATCATCATGGTTAAAAAGGCTGGAGCTTTTCACGTTAGTCCTATTATCTCAAAAGCTACAGGCACTGGTGTCGCAACTATCACTCTTTTAGCCGCGCATCCATCGGGTACGATTCCTGATAACTGTGCAATTTCGAAATCTACAACATACAACGTTGCAGATTCTGGTCACCCAAGTCTTTCCATTTCAAAATATCTCGAAAGTGCAGTTCTTGAACAAGCCGTTGGTTGCAAGGTAAAAGATTTGGCTCTTGATAATTTCTCAACTGGTCAATTGCCTTCATTCAAATTTAGTTTGGAAGGTTTGAATTTCGGTAGATCATTAACAGCGCCACCTTTCGCTCCTTCATATGATTCATCGTTACCGCCTATCATCTTAGATGGCCGTATCTATATGAATAATGCGTCTTTCGATGTAAATAAATTGACTATGACACTGGCCAATACGATTGCATTTCAAACTTCAATCGCGGCGCCAAATGGTCGTGTTTCTAGTAGTGCCACCGCACGTACAATTAAAGGCACATTCGACCCGTACAAAACAACTACGGACATTTCGAACTTCACTAAATTTAATGCCAATACACCATTCAGTTTGTTTGCATACGCAAAAGTTCCAACAGCAAATACCGGCGAGTTCAACCAGATCGTAGCCATCTATATGCCTAATTGTATCATCACAGATATCGGTGAAGCAGATCAAAACGGTTTGTTGCAAGATAATATCGCATTCTCTGCGAATCGCGGTAACTCGGGTACTACACCAGAGATTTACATAGCTTTTATTTAAGTCCCATCGATCAGCGTCACATGCTTCAATCGCCGTTAAAACGGCATGAGAGAGTTGTGAGAGTGGTACGCGTTTACCTTCTTTGTTTTCAAAATACCGAAAGGATTTTATGGCCCGCATTTATAAGCGTACTGATCGCATCACTGTAAAGATTGATGATATCATCGTGAAGTTAGGTCCCTTGTCTTTGCATCAAAAGACAGAAGTTCAAGTTGCTATGATGAAAGGTGCGAAAAACACCGATATCAGAGAGGCAACTCGTGGACTCGCATTAGCAATTCAATACTCTGTAAAGGGCATTGATGGTGTGGTTGATGGAGATGGTCCATATCAATTGAAATTTGATAATGAGATTCTCACTGAAGCATGTGTTGATGATTTAATGAACATGGAACTGGCCAGTAAATTATCTTTGGTTTGTGCCGGGATGATCAATGGTGTTCCAAATGAATTCACCGATTCAAAGCAAAATCCTTTGGCCGGTGTCGAAATTGTAAATCCCGAGAAGACTGACCCTGAAAAAAAGTCGTAAGCCTGGCGCATATCCATCCGTTATGGCGGGTCGTATTCAGTCAGGCTATGGATATCTCAGTACTGTCTGTTGAAGACTATGTTCGAATAGTAGCTAACTACAATTATCTGAGTAGCGATGAGAATAAAACCTCTAATGAGTTGAACTCTCGAGGTTACTCGGAACATCAATTGGCCCTCGCTGCAGATCAAATAGCTGAACGGTTTAGTTCGGTCACCTCATGTGGTCTCAGATTTACGAAACCATTTGGACATTTGAAATACGATTTTCTTAATTATGTTTTAATTCTTTACGAGAATTACGAGCGTGGCGCCTTACCATTTCCGGGTACGGCAAGTGAACAACCCGCACAGATCATGGAAATATTTTCTTCACTTCGGCAGTTAAAGCATGAAGCTGAAATGAAAGCTGTTAAGTCAGCATCGTCACATAGTCGGAGCAAGAGACAATAAATGGCTGATTCAAATATTCGGATCTCACTTGAGCTTGCAGATGCAGCAGCACAGAAAGCTCTTTCCGATTTCATTTCGAATGCAGGCAAAGCCGATCAAGCAACTAGTAAATTAAAAGATACCGGCACAAGCACATTTAGCGAAATTGCTGTCAGTGTTGGTAAAGCTACCGGGGCTTACGAAATCTTCGCTGGCAACATCGCAGCAAACGTTGCAATCAAAGCAATCGAAGTATTGACAGAAGCTGCTCACGCACTCTTTGAAACATTCATTGTCGACGGCGTTAAAGCTGCAGAAGCAAATCAAGTAGCCATCAATGCCTTGAATTTTTCACTTTCCACAAGCAGCAAATACACCAAAGAAGCTAGTCTAGATTTTCAAGAATTCGCAGACACACTTCAAAAACACTCGACATTTTCGCATACTGCAATCCTTAGTAATGCGGCACTCATTGAATCATTCACGCAATTAGATACCAACGGTCTCAAGCGCGCCACACAGGCAGCATTAGATCTTTCGGCTGCCACAGGCAAAGACTTGCCTGCTGCTTCTCTGCTATTGGCTAAGGCCGCTGAAGGCAATACAACCGCACTCAAGAAAATGGGTATCGTAGTTGAAGCCGGTCGCGACAATACCGAAACATTTCAAAATGCACTTACACAACTTGAAGCACACTTCGGTGGTGCAGCTGCATCTCAGGTAAATACCTATGCGGGCGCTATCTCTCAAACAAGCCATTCTTTTGAAGACCTCACCGAACAAATTGGTAATGTCATTGTAAAGAATCCCGCCGTCATTGCCGTAATTGGTGAATTGAACCATATCTTTATTGAACTCGGCGAATCATTAAAAAACCAAACAGGTTTAATGGCGACAGTCGGTGCGGGTTTATCTGGTTTTCTTCAAGTTGCTGCCATTGGCGTCACGATTCTTGATGTTTTCGCGAGAACAGTACAGGTTCTTTATGGTGTTCTGCAAGTTCTAGAAACTCCGATCGTTGGGTTAATTGGTTTATTCAAAACTTTCACTGGTAGTTTAGATGAAGGCGCTTCTTATATAGATCGGTTTGCTGCATCTGCGGATAAGAATCTAAAAGCAGCAGGTCAAGCCGGAGATGGTGCACTGGCCAGCATTTCAGTAAATTTATTAAATTTGAGTGCTGCTGCTGATAAAGGATTGAGTGCTTTAGCTAAAGGTGCTGATGGTTCGGTTGAGCCAACAAATAGATCTAGTGAAGCTGTTAAAAAACTTTCCGAGGATATGAAAAATGCCGAGGCGAATGCTAAATCTTTCGCATTGGGTTTAGTCAAAGCTGCTAATGATGGCAAAGTTGCAGCAACAGAACAATTGGCTATCGCTAAAGCAACGATGGATGCAGAGAATGCAATAAACGCCGAACTCGTTGGCAGACAAGTAATTACCAAAGTTCAGTTTGAACAACGCAAACAACAGATCGAAGCTCAGTACGAGAAGCTTTCGAGTAATGCGAAAATCGCAGAATTAGGCAGACAAAACGCACAAGTTGATTTTGCTTTCGAACATCAAAAAATATCTGAAACTGAATACTATGCAGCGAAGCAACAGTTACGAAATCAATTTGAAGCGACAAGTGACAAACTAGATCAGGACGCAATTAAGAAAGATGCCGAGAATAAAAAAGCACTTCATGCTGCCGAAGTCCAATTACAAGCACAGAAAGTAAATGCTGTTGCATCAACCTTCGATGCATTGAGCAGTTTGACCCAGACCAAAAATAAAGAATTGTTCGAGATTGGTAAAGCTGCATCTTTGGCAGCTGCATTGATTCACAGTTATGAAGCTATTGTCGTCACCATGGCTTCGGTTCCTTATCCATTCAACATCCCATTGGCTATTGCACAAGGTATTGCTGGTGCTGTTCAGGTTGCGAATATCGCGGCGACAAGTCCATCTTTCGAACAGGGTGGTATCGTTGGTGGAAACAGTTTCACCGGTGACAACATTGTAGCAAACGTTAACTCGGGTGAGATGATCCTAAATCGCACACAACAGACGGCACTTTTTGCATTAGCAAATAAACAAGGTACATCCGGTTCATCTGGAAATGTTGAAGCGCTTCTCGCACAACTTATCACCACAGTTCAACAACAGGCAGTCACCGTAAACGTTGGCGGTAAGACGATTGTTGATAGTTTAAGATCAGAATTAAAAGCAGGACGCACTTTCGCATGAGATTGATGAACTATAACTTCTGTTCTCAAGATG